TTTTTTTTGAAACCTAACGTGAAGAAATCTGTTATTAGGTCCCACGCTACAAGACCATATAAATTAAGGCACTGTAGCCACCCGCAATAACTCAATCGGGTGTTAAAGTGGTTGTTGTTATTATTATTAATTAAATTAAATTGTTGCTCTGGTTGGTTGTACTTCAAACGACCTCATACGTAACCTGCCTCTCTATCGTACCATTCCCAGGGTGTGCCAACCACACAGTTGGCGCATTAAGCAAACCGAATGCAGTCCAATCATCACCAACTGAGACTTGAACTCTATTGGTGAGCTTTTCCAAACCCACGGCAGTCGTCCCGGTAGCTCGCATAGGAGATTCCAAGCGGAGTTTGATGAGAGCTGCCTCGTCGGAGTTGCTCTTGGTGAGGTTCGACATAACTTGCAACCTATATGGGGTCCGTGGATTGCATGAAACAAATTTGTACCTCATGTAGTTCTGAACTCTAGCGACAATTGTGCTCTCTACAGCACCATTGGCCATAGCTGCACCATTCCCCAGCCCCTCAAGATCATAAATAACGCCCGAGGGCAATGACCCGATCCTGCACGTTTTCAAAATACGGTGGAAAGTGCGACTGACAAAGCCCGAGACGGGGCCGAAGGAGTTGGAGCCGTATGGTGGCTTTTGACACCTCCAAATGTAGGATCCCCTCTGGCCAACATAACAGGAGTATATGAGAGAGGCAAATGTCAAATTATTAATGCAACCCTTTTTGGTAAGCGGGCGGGTCGGGATAGCAAAATTACCATTATCAAGATCAAGTGTGCCAGTCATAACCCCAGACCCAGCAGGTACAACAGGTAAAACCATCTCCATATAGTCATGATTTGGCGTCAAGTGAAAGCACAAATATTCACAAGTTCTTTGGGCCAAGGATCTTAAAGAATGATTCTTCTCACCAAAATAATGATCAGCTTCCCCAGATTGCAGCTCATATATGTTGTCCAAATTGGTCAATGAATAAGTAAGGCGTTTATCCTCAAGCGAATCATAACTCCTATTATTCTGAGGGTACGCAAACTCAAGCTTGGAAGTGTCTGCTGACACCACCACCATAGCGTCCGCACTGGCATCGGGGGATCTCAGTGGGTTTAGAACTTGCACGGTGATCCTACCAAGCATAGTGTCATTGTTGAAGTTTGCCAGCCCAGCTGGGCCCCAAGGGGATGAGCCTCCCAATAAGGTATTCATGGTACTCGACACACAAGACTTATTGACCGAAGGATCGTATGCTATGTGTCCACATTTAAGCCAATAAGTTGGAGCCAACCATGGCACTGTCAAGGTACATTCGCTACTCTCATTCAAGTCCATGACCTTAGTAATTTGGTAACCCTCAGCGGTGGACTTTCCCTCCGGGTCAAACGTGATCTTGATCCTACCTCTATGGTACTGTGAACACAAAATGCGGAAATGATATGTAATCTCACCCCTCCAGTACTCATGCATATTTGCCACATATGAAGATAATGATTGTGAAACAGAACTGTATCCCATAGACCCAGAACTTGCCCCCAGTCTATGCGATCGAGCGTAAATCTCTGGCGACACATTAAGCACCATAAGGGGTTGTGTATCATCTGGGGTCTGAGTAGACTTCCAATCTGAATATGTCACAAATACAGGCTTAGACAGAACATATTTGATGTCTAATTCATCGATCATAGGGAAACCAGTATCCGTTGGATCCATTGGTATGGAATTCCTAGTGGACAATTGCAAATGGCTGGTGCTGAGACCTTCATCGCAAGTCGCCAAATGGGGGTTGGATTGGATCAAACCAGCCGTTACTTTCCCAGTCATATAGTCTGGTGTGTGGCCAAATAATTGCGCCACGGTACCAGCGACCTTGGCAATACCGGAAACAACCGAAGTATATGGTCTAACATATGAAATGGCAGAACCAACTGTCTCCATGGCATCCGATACTTTAAACATGGCCCCACTAACCGGACCAGACTGCAATATGAAGTTGCTTGGTCCAGAGAGTTCAATATCCTCACACCAAGCATACATGGCAATGCTGCAATCAGTGCTAGCATCCGCGGCAGCACTCCTCAAGGCACTAAGCGAACACACATCGATCTTACCCCAATATGTTTGGTTTGGCATGAGGCTGTTAAATGTGCTTTCACTGTACTCAAACCAATTACCAGGATAACAAAAATTAATTGTCATCTCGCCACCCTGGTTGGTTTGTGGGTAAACCTCAATCTTTTGCCTAGTCGACCACTGAATGAATCTCTCATAAACAGAGCCATCGCCCATATTACCACCGGAAAAATCGTTTCCCTCACTAGAAAATTTCAAATCCGCCTGATCGATGGTGGAAACTCCGGCCAATGGCTTGTAAACAAACCACGCCATCCCATATTGGAATGGCGTAGCATTCACGACCACCTTCAGTTTCAGTGTACAGCGCATTCGACTATACCCATGCAATTTCGGTTTAATTGTACTATGTGAGAAATACAGCAAATAAGGGTCAAATGAGTCAAGGAGCAAAGTGTCCTCGGGCCACACAAATTCCCTTATAAGGATGGGTCTCTTAAACCAATCCCCCAGAGCGGACTCAGTATACTTGCCAGAACTGGCAATGGCTACCTCCGAGATCTTGGCGTCTCCGCCAGTGTTAAGATCTTCGAAGTGGGTCAGGTTAGTGTCTTTATCAGCCGGGGTAACCTGTTGACCCTCGGCGATGACAGTATTTACATTATTTACAGAAGCTGACTGTGCGGCGCGTATTACAGTGGCGCTAGTTGGTAAGCCAAAACCAACTATTTCACATAGGCTTTACTCCATGATAAAACAATCCATGGTAGTATCGTAGTATGGCTCCAGCGTGTAAGCAGCTGGGCAACACTCACTAGGTTTGGCGCTATCAGCCTCATAGCACTCCTTCATGCGCTGATCATAACTGGGCAACTTGCTCCAGTCAATGTTCGTCTCGTAACCCATGCGGGTTGCGATGTCTTTCAATATCCCATGCCAACGGGCACATTCCTCCCTTGTATAATTGCAAGCGTAGCGCCAACAAATTGAGATGGCCTCCAGATCACCGCACATTTCACTCTGAGTTTTGTACAATTTTACGAGTAAAATCTTGTTCAAAATCTCAGGCTCCAGGGGTGCCTTGTACACTTTATACTCAGCATCGTATATAAACCGCCTCTTCAGGAATGTAAGGTCCTCCAAATTCTTGCTTTCGTAGGTGGACAAATGTTTCTCTGCTGGCGTGTAAATAACCTGGGACTTAGCGAAAGTAGAAGAGACGTTGTCAAACGTAAGCCTCTCATCGTCTGAAACCAAGACATTGTCATCACCATAGAAGACTGAATAAACGTCGTCAACCGCTGGCATAACAACACTGAATTTGTCCGAGTGTTCAGACACCAATTTGTTCAGGGCATAAAACCTGCGCAACTGGAAAACTTCACTCTGTGCTAAATCGTCTAGTTCCACGATGTCATCCGTGCAAGGTATGGCATATGTGTTGCAAGGGTGGCGGCCATCAGTGGCCGAGCCAGACACCATCGCTTTGTATGCCGTAGAACAAACCTCATAGACTTCGGCCAGCTTCCCAGCTGGATAAAAGATCTGTAGGACAGCATAAGTCGTGACAAGCCAATTGTGCAGACAGTTCATGTCAGTGGTCCAGAAATCGCCAGATGGCATAGAGCCACCTCCCATGAAAAGGGTCCCGAAAAACTCAATGAAAGGGGCAAGGAAATCTTCTTTCAGAGCCTCCATGGCGGCCAACTCAAAATGGGTAAACTTGCCAAACCTAACACAGAGGAAAATGGCGATATCGTAAGCCATAGACAGAGAATGGTAGCTAAAGGCGTTCCTGTCCCAATTCTTGTAATCACCATCGATCTTGTAATGGTACTGGGCAATCTTCCTGGCCAGCTTATCCCACTCAAGTGATTCGGCGTTCATACCAACAGCCGACCTGAAGAGTTCCCTATGAGTGCGAATTAATATCAGAAAGTTGCCAAACAACTTTCTTGACAACAGGGTTCGGTCAATGGGAGCTCCAAAAATGGGCCTTGTGGTCTTGTTAACGACCTTCTCTCTCCTAATAGCTTCGTCTTTTAGAGAAGTGGTGTAGATGGTGCACAACCTTGAGCCAGATTTAACTCTGTCCCAAAGGTCATGGTACCTTGCCATAACGTCCTTGTTAAAGACGTACAGTTTCTGGGTGGAACCAACGACTCCACCTTCCACCTCCTCCACAAGGTCCCTCTTGGGGCATCTATAGGGATAACCCGCTGAAGTTGAGAGGTTTACGCAAGGAACATGTGCCCCCTTCCCATTAACCATCTCGACATCAGTAAAAGACCCCAATCCAGCGATCTTGCCATCTTTGTAGTACTCCGACTTTTCTAGGCCAACGTACAGCTGCCTGAGAATAACCAGTTGCGCTAACCACAAGACAGGGGGTTTATACATGGCACAACTGGGTTTAAAACTCCTCAGTATGTTCTGAAAAACAGCCGAGCTCCTCATATCTGGGCCTAACTTATCAGACACGATCCTGTAAGTATCAGCCAGATAGGTCCCGAGTCTACGCGCTATGCCAGTTGGAGCTACTTTGGTCTTATCTTTGCCTTGAGACAAGAGACCTCTTTCGCACCACAAACCGCAATACCTCTTGAGTCTAGTCCCCTCATTCAAATCGTTGGGAACAACCCAATTGCTTGAACACCGCTGGTGAATGGGGCCCGTAAAATGACCCTCTGCCAGATTAAGCGACTGAACTTCACAGTGTGCAGTGCTACCCAAAGGGCTAGTAGCCAATTGGTCCAACTCACGGTCAAATTCCTTCATAATCTCATAAGACAACTGGATACCTACAGCAACTTTATTCTGTGTCAACCTGTTGGTCGTATGAGCGGCGAAGTGAATACCTAATATACCGCTGTAACCACTATAAGCATAGCCAGTACCACTCGTGACTATGGGTGATCCACAATGACCCTTGGCCTGTTCCCACGTCCCGTAGAAAATGGGCATACGAGGACCACTAGGAACTCCAAACATGCCAGTCTTAACTGGAAATTCACCAAAAGAAGTCACTCTTCCTTCAGATTTGACCCAATCATTTGGCGCCCTGCCAATAAACGCAGCAACATCTGAGAAGCTTTTGTGACCAGACCTGTGGAAATACGTGTTGGATTCATTCCCCAAATAGTCCTTGCGATAGTGGCCAACTGGAAGGCGGAACAAAGCTATGTCGTACCCACGATCCTTTGCGTTGTATATTAGCTCACTAGGCAAGAGGAACTCTTGAGTCTCACCAGTGCTGGTAAAATACTGGCACCGGTATGAACAGGCACCTTCAGCACCAAGCCTTGTAAACTCATGGCCCACAGTGACAACCCGATTCTCCCTGTATATAAATCCATTAATGGAGAAAGGGTCCCCACAACGCTCATGGGTAGTGTTCAAGGCCTGCATGTGGAATTTAACCACACTATTAGATAAATCCAAGCCTGCGTGTCTAGTCGTCTTGATAGCACCATTGACGGAAAAATCCTCTGGAACTCTAGAGTTGTTAGCCCAATGAGCTTTCACATCATCGTTAACACCCAGTTCCTTATCCCCCTGCAAGGTGAGACCTTTGGTTAATCGCCATAATCCTGCTAGCGCTAGTAACAAACCAACGCAAAAGAGCACCCGCCGAAAATGGGGAATTCTAGCCGGGTTGAACCGTCTGATGGCCCACCAAGCACGCAACCGATTCCTCAGGTAATCAAACCTGACGTACCACCTGTACACTGGATTGTGCATGACCCACTCGTATGTTCGCCTCCGAAAAACGACATACACACCAGTGACCAAGCCAATGGTGCAAATAAAGTAGCACAACAAAAATTGGACCAGGAAAGTCAAAGAATTCCATACCCCATCAGGGACGGGGCCAGATTGTGGTTCAACTCCACAAACGCAAGCGTTGAGTGGCAAACAACAACGCTCGCACGTTTTAACTCTCGTCGTACTTTCAAGCTTGGCATTCTCTCTGTCATGGTGAGCACGAATAGAATCTCTGTACCAGATCATGAACTCCTTCTTAGAATTGGTCGTCAAGACAGTGTCTTCAGGTATCTCTGCGTATTGAACTTCGTGATCATTGGTGAACACTTTCTGTATGACTTTGAATTCCCAAACCCCATCACTAGCAGGATCATCCGCTCTGGGCATCTTACGTTCGTCAAGCTGGGCTGTATTGGCCTTCCTATACTCAGGAACCACACTCATTCGTACAACATAATTGATCCTGCGCCAAACAGCCACGGGGTGAGCCATGTACCTTCTGGCATGCAAATGTTCTGTGTTGGTAGACACGATCAAAGCCTTGGGGGCTAGGATCTTAGTACCTTTCTCTTCAGCTCTAGCCATAGGTGGCGTGAAACTAACAGAATTACCAACACCAATAAGGATATTCAAGTCTTCACACTCCTTAACCTTTTCTGGATTCTCCTTAGCGATATCATCCATAAGGAAAGTAGTGACATCTTGATTCAAACTATCCATATGTTTGGTGGCTCCAGTATAAGTATACAGTTTGGAGTCAGGATCACAACCTGGGCTGAACATAGCACAATTAATCGCATGCAAAGTGTTAACTAGGCATGACTTCCCAATCGAACTGGGGCCCGACAGGCAAATACCAAAAGGTGCAGCCCTCTGGGAATTCCTCAAACCGATGACAACCAACTTAGAGTACATGAAAAGTAACTCAGTATTCTTAATCTGGATTGCCTTAAGGATTTGTGGTGACATAGCCTTTTTGGCAATCAATTCGATATCACCATACCTCGCTTTAAGTCTATCGCCCTCATTCAGAAGTGAAGACAAATCATCACCCATAATGCGACTGTCATGCAAAGTCTCAAACTTTGATGCTTTAGCAACAAAAAGGTCGACGTCGGAACTCCACTGGGCAATGGGGTTGTCGTTAGCAAAGAATGGCTCAATTGAAAACCCAACTATGCACTGGTAAACAGCAGTCAAAGTATCAAGGAAAAGTTTGATGACATCTCCAGTATCTTTGAAAACACCACTGGAATTTTTACTAGCCTCCATGACCGCTTGTACATTGACCATATCAAAACTTTTCATCGTGATAAGACCAACGAAGACACTAGCAATTTTGATGAGGCCAGAAATCCTGGGATAATTCCCAATGTTCTTGATCCTGTTAAAGATAACTCCATCAGATTGAAGCTCGAATCCCGGTGTTTCTCCACCGGTACTTGGAGGGCCCTCTGTCATAGCAGCAACCTTCAGATCGTGGTCGTACTCAGGGACACCGCCGCCAGCTAGTGGGTTACGTCCGAACAAACTAAAGAAGTGTAGAGACATAACCTTCGTGTCCAAGTCGCAATATGGCAAAATCTTGACCCAAGCAGAACGCAGTTTATCAAAATCAGCGTCGCCCTCTCTAACCCGTTTGACAACGAAGTTGTAGACATGGGCAATCGCATCAAAAGTAGAACTAGTCTGCCAAAGACTCAGGCTAAGAGCGAAAACATCCTCTAGCAGGCGCGTGGTGTATGGTTTGACATCCAAACCTAACACCTCTTTGTAAAAATCGAAGCTGGTACCTGCTTGCAACTCATGTTCAGGAACGTGACCAACACGTCCGAAAAGCAGTATAGTCCAAGCCGCAAGGGCAACAGTATCACTAATGACAAAGAAAGGAAACAGAAGACCTGTGGACCTGACTCTGCCATAGTAAGAACAGACACGTGCAAATAGCAAAATAGTCCAAGCAACAAAAGCAACGGCATCACTAACTATGAAGAAAGGAAGCAGAAAACCTGTGGACTTAATTCTGCCGTAGTAAGAACTGGCAAACCAACTCATAGTCAAGGCACAATAAAGAGCCAGTCCGAGAAGAGAAATGGTGGATCTGTAAACAAACCCAACCAAAGCCTTCTCAGCTGAGCCCATTTGATTCAACTCTGAGCCCATCATGTGGATAGTTGATTGGCCACTCGTCACCAGCGTGAAACTGTCCAAAACCATATGTGAAACCACATAAATCAACCCAAGGGGTGTAAACACCAACAAAGCCCAACCACCATTAAAAGACATGGTGTCGGAACAATCTGCTTGTGCGAACATAACCCCATCTGGATTGGGTTTGGAGCATCTCACAAGAGCGGAGATAAAGGTAAATAGGCAAACCACGTAAGCCATCCCCAAGGAAAACACAATGAGGATGACTCCAGCGAGCCAAAGACCCAAAAACAAGGTAGTGCAGAATAACTTCAAGGCCTTGGCTGCTCTACCTTTGAGACCAAAGATGATTGGAAATAGGACTGCAAATAGGGTAGCCAAAACAGCCACCCAAAGCAAACCCATTCCATCATCTTGG